TGTTAAACCTACAGACGCAGTTCCAGTGATGGTAGATAGAATAATCACTGGTATGGTTATAAGATTATTCTTATTTGATAACTTCTTCTCTGTTCTATCATGTAACCAGCGATAACACGCAGCGTAATCAGACCATTTTGCTAATAATTTTTCTTGTTCTTCTGTCCAACCGTTCTGAAACTTCTTCACTTTATTATTAGATAAATCTCTTGGTGTATTCTGTCCTGAACTATTCGGAGTAGCCATCTATTTTTTGAAACGTTTTTTATTCTGGGCTAAACCTGTTTCATAAATTTTCTTAGCTGCTTCTTCAGTCAACAATTTTACGTCAAGGCCTGATGGAATCGATACAAATGCTGGTTTCTTACTTTTTGCACTTGTAACTTTCTTCATCATATAAGTTCCATACTGTCCTTTCTTAAATACGAAATCACCTAAACTGTGTAGTGTTTCTGATTTTCCTTTCATTCTTTCAATCACAGTCTCAACAGTATCACCCGCTTTCAAAGTAATATTTGAACCATCATATACGATATATTCTCCAAACTTTCCTTTCTTCCGCACAAGTGGTTTCTCTTCATAGTAACCAAAGATATCAGGTTTTTCTACTTTATTAATAAATTCTTGAACATGTGTATCATTAATACTCTTAAATTCAATATTTTGTGGCCAGCCAATAAACTTCTTATCTTTAATGAGACAAGGTCCATTCCTAGTAATCACTGCTTCATAACCGTCACTTAAAATAATTTTTTTAGAATTAGTAACCTCTTTTTGGGGAACCTTTTTAAGAGTTTCATACTTTTCTTTATAAGAGTTATAAGTATCATTACATACTTTACGCCAATCATCTGAACCAGATTCTACTAAATCAAGTCTGTCTTCCATCTGTTTAGTAAATCCATAGTCAAATAGTTCTTTGAATTCTTTCATACAAAACTCATATACTTGTTTTCCTAGAATAGTTGGAAACATTTTATTCTTTTGTCCTGAAACCTTTTTAGTGATTGATTCTTTTTTACAAGGCCAAATATCTGGCTCTAGATTTAATCGTCTTAATGAAATATCTTTTGATTCTTCTGTCTTAATTTCTACATACTGTTTATCAACAATAGATGAAACGAGTGATGCGAAAGTAGATGGACGACCAATTCCTTTCTTTTCAAGTTCACGAACGAGTGTTGCTTCGTTGTATCGTGTAGGAGGATTATACATCTTCTCTTCTGCTTGTATGGAACTCCATTTAATCTTCTTATTCATGACGAGTTTTTCAGAACTGTTCCAGCCTTGTGTCTCTTCTTCTTCTTTCTCATCTAGATTTGTTTCACTCTGACCAACAATTTTCCATCCTTGAAATGTTGTTCTTTTCCATATAGACTCCCAAATAAATTCACTCGGATCATCATCTATAGACCACCGAATCTTTCTCTCTTCACCTTTCGCGGAAGACATAATACTCTGTAGTGCGCGTTTATAGATTAAAGTATAAATGTTCTTTTCTTGGTTTGTATAATCGTCAGTCATAACTGTAGTATCAAAATGTGTTGGTCTGATGCACTCGTGCGGATGTGCATCTTGTGTTTTCTGCTCACCTTTAGACTTTTTACTAACACCACCAACATACTCGTTCCCATAAGTTTTTTCAACTTGTTTCTTTGCTTCTTCGATTGCTTCTTCAGACATAGTGACTGAATCTGTTCTCATATATGTGATATGTCCTGCTTCATAGAGTTTCTGAGCTATACGCATAGTATTCTTAGGATTTGAACTAAATAGAGCAGATGCTTCTTGTTGTAGTGAAGATGTGATGAGAGGAAGTGGAGGACTATGAATCGTTGGTTTTGTAATTATATCTTTAATAGTGGCATAGTGTAATGTATGTATATTTTCAAAATAGTTTGTAGCATCTTCTTCAGATTCAAGTGAATCAATCATTCTTCCTGAAAAGGAAGTTTTATCAGAATACCATTGACCTTTAATACTCCAATCTGTTTCAGATTTAAATGTTTGAATATCAGTTTCCTTTTCTACTATAAGTCGCAACGCTGGTGTTTGACATCTTCCTGCTGATAGAGATGGTGCCACAAACCGCCATAGTAGTGGAGAAATAGTAAATCCAATCAATAAGTCTAGAACCGCGCGAGCCTGTTGAGAGTTCACTCTATTCATATTAATAGTTTTAGGATTCTGGATTGCTTTTATGATGGCTGATTTAGTAATCTCATGAAATACGATTCTTGGATTTGTCGCAACGTTCAGTTTTAAAGCGACCGCTACGGAATAAGAAATTGCTTCTCCCTCTCTATCATCATCGCTCGCCAAATAGACAGTAGTAGCAGACTTCGCAGCTTCTTTTAATTGTGTAATTGTTTTATATTTATCTTTCATGAACTCATAATCCGGTTTGAATCCATCCTCAATATGAAGACCTTTTAAATCTTCTACAAGATGACGAATATGCCCCATAGATGCTAAGACTCTCCATCCATTACCAAGAAATCCTTGTATCTTTGCAGTCTTCGTTGGAGATTCAACAATTACTAAATTCATCGTGCTACTTATATTTGATACTTTTATTATACAATTTTACCAATTTTTTACAGGTTTAAAAAAAGTCTATAAACATTAGTAGTATGGATAAAGAGTGTCAAATAAAAGATGATGAAGAAATTCTTGAAGAAGAGAATAATCGCTTTAATTTTCGTAGATTTAAACCTGAAGAACTAGAAAAAAAGTATTCGCCTTTTGAAAGAACAAAGAAAGAGTTTCCTTTTTTATTTCAAAAGAAACGTGAAGAATCAAAAGAGAATCATAAGATTAGTTTAGAAGATATTATTACAAGAGTTAGAGATTTATCATTTAATTCACCAGAATTAAATTCCATACGTGAGAATATATTAGTTAGTAATTCTCCATCTAGAACGCCTCCTTATCCTCCTTCTCCTATACCAGAATATTCTCTAGGTGAATCAATAATGAGTAATGAATTAAAGGATAAAGATAGAATGAATCTAGATGAAAAATAATATTGCGTATTTAATTAATTCAACTCCAAACTATTATTATATTTTGGAGTTACATTTAGTTCTTTTAAGAAGATATGCGCCTAATTTAAAATGGGAAGTATTTCTGGCAACTGAAGAGCCAGAACATCCAGTATGTAAATTATTGGTGGAAAAATATGATGTAAAACTCTTAGTTCTAGAAAAAGAGAATTCTTCTTTTCTGAATTCAAGAAAACGTAGTCTAGAATTACTACCAGAATATATTACGATGGTGTTACCTATGCAAGAAGATTTTCTACTTGAAAGATTTATTGACGATAAATCAATTGAAGAATCTATAGAAATTTTAAAAAATTATGAGAGTATATTCTGTATAAGATATATGCCTTGCCCTGGCCCTAATGAAAATAATCCGAGTTTTAGCGATACATATAGATATTTTAATTCTAGAAATGATTTTTATATGTTTAGTTTTCAAGCTTCTCTATGGAAAAGAAATGAATGTTTAAAATGGTATTCTGCTATTACTGATATGCTGAAATCTCATAATACTACTAACAGTAAGAAATTAGAAGTTGATATGAATATAGCAGAGAATAATGAAGGACAGAAATTATATAATGAAATATTTAGTAATAAGTTTACGTTAGGTTATAAAAGAGCTCATAAGTATCCAAATGCTGTATACATGAGTCCTTGGCCTTATAGACCCACCGCTATTATAAGAGGTATTCTTCAACCATTTGCTAAAGAACTTATGTCTAGAGAAGGTGTTACTCTTGACATTTAGAATGCATTTCCAGAATTTGCTATATTTACAAAAAGAATATTTCTATCACCTACACTATTGTTAATAGTAAGGTTTGTTCTTTCTAATCCTGTTCTAAATACATCATTACCTACTGTAGTTTTAAGAGAGGCAGTTCCATCAGAAATATAGTGAACTAAACTTAAGTTAAAATTAGAACGAACCGCAAGAGTATCTAATTCAACTTTTATAGGTTGAATAAAACTATTAGAAGTAATACGTGTAGTAAAACTGGAGAAACCATAAGGATAAGCAGAATTCACATTTATATACTGTTGAACACCAGATTGTCTAATAGGCACATTAGAACCAGCAGCATTTACATATACTAGATGACTTGATAATGATAGTAGGTTTTTAATACTAGAATTTCCTTCAGGATAAAGTGCCAAACTAGAAATACTAGATGGTGTTATAACGGGAGAAAATGTGAAATTAGGATAATATTCAATAAACATACGAGAAGAACCATTAGGATTTAAGAATCTTGAAAATGTAGAAAAGTTATACTGAATGGAACTGAACTGCGCTGAACCAGAATTACTTAATGTAGTATTAGTAGCAAGAGTAGAAAACTGGTTTAATCCTGAAATACCGCGATACTGAATAGAAGAATTAATATTTGGATACGTTAAGAAATTAAAGTTCGTGCTTGCTTGATTAGCGTTTATTGTGCTCTGAATTGTGCTACTAAGAGATGGTATACCAATATAAAGAATTGAACTAATCTGATTTGTTGACAAGATCAGTTCTGATGATAAAGCCTCAATATTTAATATATTAGCGGTATTACTTGAGTGTAATAGTTCTTGACCGGGTATAGATAAAGTAGTATATCCAATATTAGTTAATGTGCTTACTGATGTAAATCCAATAGAACCATCTCCAACCGAATATAGAACTAATGATGAAGGATAAGAACTATTATTTGATGTTAAGTATTTCATATTAGTAAGTTGAAGAGTATCTAAGTTTAAAGTTTTCTTAGATGTTGCCATTCTCTTTTTTATGGTGCTATATTTTGAATGGAGAGGTAATACGAAGAAGTTGAATCCATAAATATTTCAACGTTGCTAGTATTAAACCCTACGTTAGTATTTGAAGCATAACTATCAATAAATCTATGATTTAATAAATAAGGGTATGTATAATTATTATTTATAATAGAACCTGGAATATTAATTCGTAGCTTTTGTTGAAATAAGTTAGAACCAGAATTATTCATTGATAAGAATTTAGTCTGTTGTTGTAAGTTAATAGTAGAACCATTATACTGTATGAATGACGATACGTGATATATTTGAGGATTTGAATTTGTATTTATCTGAGGAAAAATAATATTTGGATACACTTCTAAACTTAGATTTGTTGTATTCGTTGTATAAGAAGAAAATCTATCTAACTGTGTATCTAATGTGCTTACATAAATATCATATCCAGAGTTATATCCTGTATATAAGTTATTATTTCCTTTATATTTTATGCTTGAATTAAAGAAACTATTGTAGAAATAGAAGTTAGTAACTGTGCTGATTGTAACATTAATATTAGAACCTCCGAAAACTAACGAACCAGCAGTATTTAGATAGATATTCTGCTTGTTTTCTAATATATCAGCTGTTGTGCTAAATAGAGAATTATTTACAGAAATTATACTTGAGAAGAGTGAAGCAGAACTAACGTATCCTAGCGAACCTAGGTTATTAATGGAACTTACTAATGAAGCCGTGCTAATATAATTAATAGAACCAAGATTTTGTATTATGTTAGTAAGATATGATGTGCTGACATATCCTAAGGTTCCTAGACCAGTTATAGTGCTATAAACAGTAGAACTACTCATATATCCATATGTTCCCAAACCAACCACAGTAGATTGTAATTGTGTTGATGAAATATATCCAATTGAACCAAGATTATTATTGGCATCTGTAACAAGTGAATTAAAAAAGGTTCCATTTATTATAGAGTGTGTAGTGCTAATTAAATTACCAGCTGATATATATCTTACAGGGTCAATAAACCAAGATACAGTACTTGTTAAATTAGGTGTACTTAACGTGCCCGGTAATTGACCTGTAGAAAAAGCTACTATTTGGTTTGATAAACCAGAAATAGTAGATGGTAGATAAGATAAATAATAACTCTGGGAACTAATATTATCTAAGATGTTCTGCCATTGTAAATCACCAAATCCGTCTGTTGATAGTATATAGTTTGTAGAGATTGGGTAGTTTGTAGCTGGATTAATAGCTAATAAACTACGATATATTGTAAGATCCATAATAACTATTAATGCGAAGAGAAATGAAAAAGAATCATTGCTACTATTAAGTAGTAAACCAGATGACTGGAAATGGAGGATTATTACAACTTGTAGCAATGGGTAAACAAGATATATTTTTAACCGGAAATCCACAAATTACATGGTTTAAAATGGTATATCGTCGCTATACTAATTTTGCTGTTGAATCACAAGTGATGTTTTTTGATGGTGACCCAGATTTTGGAAAACGTCTATCTTGTTTAGTACCTCGTAGAGGTGACTTACTAGGACCGTTGGTGCTTGAAGTTAATCTACCTGCTCTTACTTTATCAGATGGAACACCAGTATCTTATGTTAATTCAATCGGTCATGCTTTAATTGATGAGATTTCACTAGAAATTGGTGAGCAAGAGATTGATACACAAACTGGTGAATGGATGGAGATTTGGTCTAACATGACAACGACGAGTATGCAGCGTGATGCTTATAATAATATGATTGGAAAGGTTGATGATTATATTCAACCAAATAATTTTGGTCCTCTAAAATTATATATACCTTTACGTTTCTGGTTCTGTAAAAATCCTGGTCAGTATCTACCATTATTAGCTTTACAGTATCATCCAATCCGTATAAATCTAAAACTAAAACCTTTACAAGAACTCTTTTTCACTCCGTCTTTGGGAAATTCTACATTATGTAATACTCTTTCAGCAACTCCTATTAAAATTACAGATTTACGTCTATATGGTGATTATGTGTATCTTGATGTAGAAGAACGTAGACGTTTTGTAAGTAATACACATGAATATCTGATTGAACAAATTCAATATACTTCTCCAATCTCAATTCCTGTAGGAGCCACATCCTCTACGGTTCGTCTTGAGTTTAATCATCCTATCAGAGAATTACTATGGTTTATTAAACGTTCTCAGATGGATACATATCATGACTACTATAATTTTAGTAGCACAAGCATTCTTGAAAATGGAGTAAGAAAAGATTTAATGGCAGATGCTGTTATACAGTTAGATGGTTATGACAGATTTGACAAACGTGACGCTGGATACTTTCGTCTAGTTCAACCTTACTATCATCATACAACAGTGCCCGCTAATTTATTTATTTATAACTACTGTTTTGCTCTAAGACCTGAAGAACTACAGCCATCTGGTTCTCTAAATGCCAGCCGAATTGATAATTTTGTTTTACAGATGAATTTAGTCCCCGATGCTGTAGGTGGTAATCCTCCTCCACGAGGAAACGCTATAACAAGAGTATATGCTACAAATCATAATGTATTACGTATAGTTAATGGGTTTGGAGGATTATTGTTTACGATTTAAGAGTAATAATTAGGTCATTATGAGTAGTTCATTTCTAAATCCTACAGCAATTATTCCGACTCCTCTTTCTGTACTACAAGCAACAGTCGCAGTTCTTCCTCCATTTCCACTATGGCTCTATAAGTTGTTAGCTGCTTTTCCTATTACAGGACTATTAGGGCTTGACCATTTTGCCATAGGTTCTAACTTTTCTGGATTAATGAAAATATTTATAAATGTTTTTACACTTGGTTCATGGTATGCATTTGATATTGTTCAAGCATACAATAAACCAAATATTGGACAAACTGGATTAGAAGTTCCTTTTTTTAAGTATGGTGAATTTGGAAAAAATAAGATTACTGATGAACCTATGAAAAATATGACAAAGAATACACAAGTATGGCTATATCTACTTATAGCATCACTGTTTTTTGGCGTATACATGTTTAGTAGTTTATTCTTATCAAAATCTAATGAACTTGTTCCAACACTTGTTCGCTACATTAGTCATTTCACATTTTGGGCTGGAGTGGCAATAATAGGTTTTACAGCGATATTCTTTTTTACAACTAAAGGTTCAAGCTTTAGTGCTGTAACAACTGCCACGGCACCTAGGGGTATACTATCAAGTTTATATAGCGCAACTGGTCTTTCTAATCCAGCTCTTCCTAAACCAACTGGCGTATCTTCATTATTAAGTTCTTTGCCTATGGCGCGTAGTTTTATGGGAGGGGGTAAAGATGAAATTGAAGAAATGAAAAATATTATAAGTAGTATTAAACAAGAAGGTGGTGCTAAAAAAGAGAGCTTTCAGCATATATATTTCGGTTTAATTCTATTCTTAATCCCAGTTGTTGGATTTACAATTTATACTTTAAGAAAAACTGATAAAAAGTAATATGAAGTATTTGGAAACTCAAGAAGAATTTGAACAGTTAATTGGCAGAGTTCCATCTATTGAACCATTGCCTCCGCTAACAGTTATCTGGTTTAGCGCAGAATGGTGCGGGCCTTGTAGAAGAATTCAAATTGATAAAATAATGTCAGAGTTTGAAGCAAATTGGTTAAAATGTGATGTTGATAGAAATAATTATACGGCTGGATTTTGTGGAATTCGTTCTATCCCTACCTTTGTGGTAGTTCATAATACAAAGATTATCGGAATAAAAACTTTATCAAATACAAGTGAAATATTAGAATGGTTAAATGGATTGATGATAAAAACTAAATAGTTGTTAGATGTATGATTTTATTATTATAGGTGGAGGGATTGCTGGTTTTTATTCTGGTTTAGAACTAATAAAAAAGAATAAAAATGTTATAATTTGTGAAAAATATAAGAATATTGGAGGACGTATTGATACGTTTCACGAAAAGAATTATAGTTGGGAATCTGGTGCTGGTCGTATTTCATCGCAGCATACGTTGTTGCTAGATTTAATGAAACATTATAAAGAACCACTACATCCTATTTCTCCAGAATTATCATATAAGAAAGATGGTAAATCTTGTATTGAACCAAATTTATTTGAACCTACTCTAAATGTATTCTTTGAACCTTTAAGAAAATTAGATAAAAAAACTCTTGGTAATTCTACATTAAAAGAGTTATGTATTTCAATACATGGGAAAGTGAAAGTAGAAGAGTATTTCAATAGATTTCCTTATGTAGCTGAACTTGAAGTTCTACGAGCAGATTTAGCTTTAGAAACTTTTAAAAAGGGGGCTGAGATGGCTTCTCATAAAGGATATTTTGTTGCAGCAAACGGTTTACATAGTTTAATTGAAAAGATGCAACAAGATTTTGTTAAAAGAGGAGGAACTGTATTTACAAATTATGAGTGTATAGATATTAAAGATATGAAAAGTCATATTGAAACAGAATTTTATACTGGAGACAGAAAACTAAAAGATGAAAGGCTAAAAGTAAAATTACATTCTTCAAAAGTTATTTGCGCAATGACATCTGAAGCACTAAAACAGATTCCATTTTTTAAAAGGTTTGATACACTAGCTCTTTTAAGAATGGAACCTCTTTTAAGAACTTATGCTGTATACGATAAGTGTTGGTTTTCCGAATATAGTAGAGTTGTAACTAGCACACCTATTCGTTATTTTTTACCAATTAGTTACAAAGATGGTAATTCAATCGCAATGGTATCTTATACAGATTCTCATGATACGAATGAATTTAATAAGATTTTAAAAAAATATGGAGAAGAAAGTTTAGGTCGTCATATACAAAATTTATTAAAGGAGTTATTTGGCCCTATCCCTAATTACAAGTTTTTCAAGAGTCATTATTGGAAATATGGAGCGACATATTGGCTTCCTGGAAATTATAATCCAGTAGAAGAATCTAAAAAATCATTAAAACCGTTTGATTCTGAAGTATATCTTGTTGGAGAATCCTTTAGTTTAAAACAAGCCTGGATTGAAGGAGCGTTAGAACAGTGTAATAAATTGTTTGATACTTATAGGTTATGAACTCCCATTTTATAATTGCTCTATTCCATGTTCTATTTATTGCTCCTTTCTTATTATACGTATTTCATAATCGTGCTTCAAATCCCGAATGGATTTATACAACACTTCTTGTATTAGGATTATTTGTTCTGGTATACCATTCTTATAAATCGTTAGTAAAGTTTTTTGCTAAGACACCTAGTTTATGGGTTAACATATACCATATAGTAGGTGTAGCACCATTATTAATATACATTGGATATACTGGGAAAAAAACAGAACGACCTGCTTACGAAGTTCTAGGAATAACAGCGTTCGGTGCTCTTGGTTATCACTTATATAACATGGTAGTTATGTTACAAGTCAATGATCACGATGATTAAAGAATTTCTTGTAACTTCCTATTTAATGTTTCATCATCTATTTGAATACATGACGAGACATGATAATAAAATGCTGTTTGTGACTGAAATGTTTTATTACATCTAGAACAATTATTATCATCCATAATTTTACTTACTTCATGATGAAAATGTTTACGTAGACAATGAATTCTACGATTTGCCTTTGTAACTGATTCAAATTCACAATTATCAAATACGCATTTAAACATCTCAACTTCTTTCTTAGCAGCTTTATGTTTTGATAATTTATGAACTTCTAAAGACGATTTTTGAACAAAATCTTTCTTACAGATATCACATTCAAATGGGAGTTTACCTTCGTGTTTCTTCATATGATAATACATTGTATTTTGATTCTTTTTTACTACTTCGCAGTTAGGACAGACAAAGTGACCATTCTCGTTTCTAATATATTTAGATGCCATTAGTATACAGATTTGTAATGATTATTTTTTTCAATTTTTTAACTTTTTAAAAGTAGATGGTTAAGGAGGAAGTATTGGATGAAAAACATAGAAAATATTACTCTTCCTATATTCCGAATGATTTATTCTGGGGTGTAGGGATTGAAAATGAAACGTATTTAGAAGTTCCAAATCAACCAGAAGTATCTGGAAGTTTTTTTAAGAATCAAAAACGTGAGCGATATAGTGTAAACTACTATGAGGGATATTTAAATGAGTATTTTAACAAGTGTCTAGATACACTTATTAATAAAGATAAAAGTTATAATCTCCCTTATTTAATTAATTCACATGAATTAATGAAGAATGATTTATCTGGTAATCCGAGAACAAATTACGATAAAGGTTCCACCCCAAATAAGAGATTTTCTGGTAAAACTGTATTTGAATATATGTGTGAAAAGGATTCATATTTTAAAGAAGAGTATGAGAAAAGTTACTGTTTTGATGGAGATACTCTAGAATTTATGACACAGAATTTCTATAAAAAGACAGTTCAAGATACAATTTATGAACTAATATATCATAAGAAACATTTTTTAGAACATTTAAACAAACTTAAGTTACCATTAGCAAAAGGCGAAAAACTTCATTATCCTAAAGTAAATCACGGGTTTGCTAGATTTTCAACTAATAAGAATAATCTTGCCATTTTTAATAATGGGACTTATCATTTTAATTTTACAATGCCTACTTTGCTAGATGATTGTGGGAACATACTGGATAAGAGGAGTTTTGATAAGAAACATTCAAAGGCAATTAAGGTATTTCAATTTTTAGAACCATTCTTTATAGCAAAATATGGTTCTGGAGATATTTTATCGAAAAGTAACACTTATTCAAAACGTTTTCCAAGAGGTTCGCAAAGAATGGCAGCATCCAGATATGTGGGTGCTGGAACATATAATTCTGATAAGATGAAATCTGGAAAAATTCTACAAGAAAATCGTGTAGATTATGAACCTTTATGGTATAAGAGATTATATAAACAGATACATTATGTTAAAAACGAGAAAATAGGTTTTGATATTAATTACAATAAATTTAAGAATCATGGAATTGAATTACGCTTTTTTGACTGGTTTCCAGAAGAGCATTTAGAAGAAGTTCTTACATTTTTAGTGTATTTATTGGATCATTCATGTGTTCTAAAAAATATAGATAATCCTATTAAGAATGAAACCTATAACGATATTATGTATAACGCTATTTTAAACGGTGATAATACTATTTTAACGATTGAACAACTTGGATATATTAAAACATCTTTAAAATTAAAGATTCATATAAAAGATAAGAATATTGTGAATGTGTATAACTCAATTTTCAATTATCTAAAAGACTTATATAAGAGAGATGGTGAATGTAGTAAATATATGTTAGAAAAACAGATCACTTCTTGTTCTAGTATTCATTATTAAATGTTCTGATTTTATATCTATTTAAACACTATAATAATAATTTAAATAGATGAAACTTTTAACTTTAGCAATTGGCGAAGATTTTCGTAAAAGTCTTGGTAAAGCACTTAATTCTAAAAAAGAATACTGTAAAAAACGTGGTTATGAATATATTTTAGGCGATGAGAAATTCTGGGATAGAGAGAAACCAATTCCGTGGTCAAAAATACCTTTTCTATTAGATGTTCTCACTAAGACTAAAGATGGCGAGTTTATTTTTATGAGTGATGCTGATGTTTACATTACGAATATGGATTTTGATATTGAAAAATCTATTGTTCCTTTACTACCAGAAAATAAAGACTTACTAATGACTATTGATAGTTGTGGTCATATTAATGATGGGAATATACTTATTCGTAATAGTGAATGGTCTCGTGACTTTTGGAAAAGAGTATATGA